GATTGGTTCTAATACAACTGGTTCGACAAATGAATCGGCATCATATGCCATTGGTATTAGTTCTTCGTATATTGATGTTCCATATCCACACTTTTCTTTATTATTTGTATTTGGTTTATATTGTTGATTATCTAATTTATAAATTTTAAGTCCATCTGTTCCAGAAATAAGCATCAATCGTATAAAAGAATTAGGGGTTTTTAATTCCAACTTATTGATACCTTCTTGTAATGTTTCCATAGTTAATGTTGGATACTCATTATAATCTGGCACATCCTGAAACGCCTTTTTATTAACATTTGATACTTTATAATTGTATTTTTGAGTTTCATTACCTTCTTTGCACGTTTCTAATTCAATTGTTATATACTCATTAGATAGAATAGGAAATATATTGTCTTTCAAATAATCATCAATCGTTTTTAGTTGTATAACTGGTTTATTTTTTCTTGTATTTTTATTTGGTGTTCCTTTATTTTTTTTACGCGATGACATTTATAATATAATATGCAAATATAAATATTGTCACGGATTGTCATAAATATACTCTACAAAGTAGAGAAAATTGATTACTAAATATGTATAGTTGTTATGGTATCAACATTACAACTATGAATTTCACAGTATCCGCCCCTATCCGTAAGAAGACTGTCTTGGTATTTGACGTAGAGACAAGCGGCCTTCTACCAAAAAAAGACAAAACAAATTCAAATCATATCCCAGTAGAAGCCTACCCCCATATACTACAGCTAAGTTTTGCTTTATATGATATTTCTTCGAATAAACTATTAGATACGTATGACACTTATATTAAAGTAAAAAAAGAAGTCGAAATAAGCAGTGTAATTACCAACCTAACTGGTATTACACGTAAAGATTGTATTAAAGGTATTTCAATTATAGAAGCTCTGACCGAATTCTATAAAGCATATATTACGGCTGATATTATTGTAGCGCATAACATCGACTTTGACAAAAAGATGATTCTAATAGAGCTGGAAAGGAACCGACAAGCGATTATTAAAAATTCCCCCGAATGTATGACAATATTTAATTCCACATATGAAGAATTAAATGGGGTAGAACATTATTGCTCTATGCGTAAAGGCACAATCATAGCAAATATTATGGTTGAATCTAAATTTCCTGGAAAACCACCAAGTTTAAAGTGGCCGAGATTGAATGAATTATATGCCAAGTTGTTTGATGGAGAAACCGTAGATGGTCTCCATAATGCGATGGTTGATGTCTTGGTATGCTTGCGGTGTTATATGAAAATGAGACATAACACCGATTGTGGTCTTCTTAACTCTAAATAAAAATTTAAATACAGAATTTTATGTAAAATATTAACTAATTACTTTTTCTTATGGGCTTTCTTTTTCAAGGATTGCTTATTTTTTTTTGTTTTTCTTGCTTTGGTTTTCTTATTCTTTGTGTGTCTTTTGTTTGATTTTTTTCCTGCGCGTTGTTGGGGTGCTGATTTTGTAGGTAACTCACCAATTCTTGGTTCTTCAGCTGTTTCTAAATTCTGTTTAATATCAACCATCATACTCTTCAATGTATCTTTTGGAAGAGGAGTGCTTATATCAGATGCTGTTTTTGATAATGAGTTGTAATGTTTTTTCAACCAATCTACAGTCTCTTCAGGTGTCATATTTTGAATGTCAATGTAAGTTGTTTCAGCACTATTTAACATATCGGTTAGTGCGGTTGCGCTTTGAACACTATAGTGGGCAAATACTTTTTTAAGAATAACACCCATAGATATAACAACTGCGGTTCCTGCAACTTGAGTTGCGTATGGAGTTAATGTTGTAACTATATTGTATATTCTATTAAATACGATAGCAGGATTAGTGAAGTCCTCCACGGCAGATAATCCAATTGTATAATCAATAAATGAGTTTTTTACTGTGTCGGATAATATTAATTGGGTACAATCGGTTATAGTGCTAGATGTTCTATTTATAAAATTAATGGCATATGAAGCAATAGCACTAATAGTTTCACTATGTTTGTATATAATTACTTGTTGATTATTGGGGTCAGTTGATTGGGTTTTCATATCAGTCATGTTTTTAGCCATATTAGCTATGATTAATGCGGCGCCTTCAACTTCAGGGTCTACCTTTGGTTTTTTAATTCGATTGGGATATTCAGCATCATCATCACGTTTACGTTTATCACCACCTGTAATATCCAATGAACGCATACTAGACTCAAGTTGTTCCAGTAAATTACTATCGTTCATTTTCTTTTTAATATCAATGGAAAGAGTGCTGAGTAATGCGTTTATTTCATTAATATCGCAAGTTTCGGTAACATTCTTGCTAGGGTTTAAAATATTATCAAAATTTATGCTAGATTCGGCAGCTTTTTGTGTAGGGCGTCTAGATCTACCTAGATTCATATTAATTATATAATAATACAACATAATAATTAAGCCGAACACATTTCACATATTTCATCTTCAGTATTTACACCTAAAGTAGTTCCTTTATTTTTTTCAGGCTCAATCGTAAATTGTTGTGCTTGATGGCGTGCTCTTCTACGTAGATAGTATATACCAGTTTTCAATCCTTTATTCCAACCATAAAAATGCATAGATGTTAAGTTATTATACGTAGGGTCTTCTAACCATAGATTCAGACTTTGACTTTGACATACATACGCACCTCTATCGGCAGCCATATCAATCAAGTTACGCATAGGGATTTCCCAAACAGTTTTGTATTTCTCCTTAATATCGTCAGGAATAATGTCAATTTGTTGAATACTTCCATTGTTAGCAACAATGTTGTTCTTGATTTTGTCATTCCATATGTCTAATTTGATTAAATCTTGTATTAAATATTTATTAACTACCATGAAATCACCGGCGATTGTTCTGCGACTGTAAATATTACTCGTAATTGGTTCAATACATTCATTGTATCCTAAGATTTGTGAGGTAGATGCGGTTGGCATAGGAGCAACTAATAACGAGTTACGAAGCCCATATGTTTTAATTTGTTCTTTTAGATTATCCCAATTATACATCTTTACCTTCTCCATCGGGTCTACTTCCCACATATCAAACTGTAAAATACCTTCACTCGCAGGTGAACCATCAAATGTGCTGTAACGTCCATCTTTCTTAGCAATTTGACAAGATTCGGTTAGTGCTGCGTGGTAAATAGTTTGAAAAATACGGACATTTATTTCTTTTGCGTTGTCAGAAGCAAAGGGCAACCCCAATAATATAAATACATCAGCTAAACCTTGGACACCAATACCAATTGGTCTGTGACGGAAATTACTACGTTCGGTTTTTTTGGTAGGGTAAAAATTAACATCAATGATTTTATTCAAATTATATGTTACAGTGCGAGCTACTGAATGTAGTTTTACATAATCAAATGTTACATTACCATCGTCATCGGTTACGATAAACGCCGGTAACGCAATACTAGCTAGATTACAAACCGCGGTTTCATTTTCATCAGAATATTCTGTAATTTCACAACATAAATTGGAAGATTTAATGGTGCCTAGATTTTTCTGATTACACTTACGGTTTACCGCATCTTTATATAGTAAGTAAGGTGTTCCAGTTTCCATCTGGGCATCTAACATCTGAAACCATAAATCACGTGCCTTCATTGTCTTCCTACCTTTACCTTCGGTTTCATAGTATGTATATAATGCTTTGAACGCATCCCCATATACATCTGACAATCCAGGACATTCATCCGGGCACATTAGGGTCCATTCTCCACCGGATTTAACGCGTTCCATAAAAAGGTCAGGCATCCAAATAGCATAAAACAAATCACGTGCCTTTAAATCTTCATCTCCGTGATTTTTACGAAGATCTAAAAATGATTCAATGTCTGCATGCCAAGGTTCCATATACATAGCGAAGCTGCCATTACGCTTTCCGCCTCCTTGGTCAACGTATTTTGCGGTGTGGTTAAATACACGTAACATGGGAACAATTCCATTAGAAGCCCCATTTGTTCCACGAATATCACTTCCCGAAGCACGTACATTATGTATATGTAGTCCAATACCACCGGCCCATTTTGAAATTAACGCACAATCTTTCAATGTGTTATAAATACCTTCAATACTGTCATCTTCCATAGCAATTAAATAGCAAGACGATAGTTGAGGATGAGGGGTTCCAGCATTAAACAATGTTGGAGTTGCGTGTGTAAAATACTTCTGGGACATTAATTCGTATGTTTCTGTAATTTTTTCCATATCATCACCATGAATACCCATCGCAACACGCAACCACATGTGTTGTGGTCGTTCTACAATTACACCATCTACTTTCATCAAATAAGCACGTTCAAGTGTCTTGAAACCAAAATAATCTATTAAATAATCTCTAGTATAATTGCACATTTGGTTTAACTCATCTTCGTATGTTCTTGCGGTCATCATCATATCATCGGTGATTAATGGAGAATGCTTTCCGTGTTTATCTTTATTCATGTATAATTTACTTATAGTATCAACAAACATTGACGATGTATTCTTACCATGATTAGCAATAATAAGTCTTCCTGCCAATGTACTATAATCAGGGTGAATAGATGCCATGCTCGCACATTGTTCGGCGGACAGTTCGTCAATCTTAGCAGTAGAAATATTATTATATAGTTGGTCTATCACTTTCATAGCCAATGAAGTATAATTTATTTTCAAACTATGTTGAAGGGGAGGAACTGGAATATCATATGTTTCCTGTCCGATTGTCTTGATGCGCTTCAATATCTTATCAAATGATACTATTTCGGTCTTACCTGAACGCTTTGTAACGTGCATTTCATCATCTTGTTCTTGTGAAGATGACATTTGTATATATTAAACATATACAAATATCTATATTGTTTTACACTAATATTACGAATCTAATTTAATGAGACATACTTTTTTAGATAATGGCATATTCGTTATTGGATGGCTTCCTGAACCGCCATCAACCGACGGGGTCTTCGGTATTCTTCGTTTGGGTGAACGATGTTCGTACCCTTCTATTTTTTCTCTTTCAATAATATCCCATACTTCCTTTATCATATGTATTGCGTTTGAAAACCATAATTTATTACGCTGTATCAAAACACACGATAACTCATCTAAATACCAATAAATTGTGTTAAATAGTATAAGATTGTCATTACGAGCTTCTTCTGTATCTTTATTCACCCATTCTGTAATCGCATCTTGAGTTAATGGTATATCCAATGGCATATAATGATATACAGGACTATCATTCTCAGTTAAATCACTGTTTATAAAATACAATACCACCCCTCTATAATCGGAGTTCGTTGAATTATTGTAGAAATCATCTTTGTTCTCATACTCTTTTATGCGGGTTTCGACAAAGTCACAATTATCTAAGTCGCACGTTTCCATCTGTATTTGTGTTTGTATCCAATATTCTTCTTTGGGTATGCCAGTAATTTCACGATTTACGATGTTCTTAATTTCTAACATTGTTCCATATTTTACACTAGATGGTAATACATTAATACCGTCTGGTGAAGCCCCCACAAAGGGGTATGTTGAATGACGTATACAACCAAACTCACCTATCTTCGTCTTATATAAATCCTCATAAATCATGGTTGTAACTGGTTCATATTTAACGCCCCAATGCATCGCATTTGATGTGCCATATGAAACACGTTCAACTGGAGCGTCATATGCTTTACATTTTTCATATATTAAACTATTCTTTTGGGCTTGACTTCCTAATGCTTTCCATAAACTACTCGCAGATAACAAACTATTTCGGAATTCATACCATTCCTCTGTACGTTGTGCGGGTTGAGGTTGGGTTTGAATATATTCAATAGTAGTTGTTAATTCTTCTTGTGATATATTATTATCAGGTGTAAAATTCGATAGAGACCGCGATATAATATGACTATTATAAGATAGATATGATTCGTGTTGGTCTTCTACAAAATCGACTATTTGCTGGAATTCCTCATCGTCACATATGTTTATGTTTTCCCATTCAATCCACAAGTTGATACTTATACTATTTATCATCTCCTTATAATATTTGGGCGATGACATTTTAATTATATTATTCGTATAGCAATCTTCAAGCTGGTCGTAAATATCTTCAATTATGTCGGCGATTTCATCTTCTTCAAACGAATCGAACAATAACATAGTGTCTTCGGTTTTACAAGATATAGATGAAGATACAGATATTTCATCTATATCGGATTCGTAGTGTGAGCTATCACTAGACAGTGTGAATGTTGTATCTGTGTCTTCGCTACTACTCGTCGTAACATATACTAGGTCTAAATCTATATCGTTCATTTGTATTGTCTGTAATAATACATCAGATTCTTTCTATACACTTTTTACGAATTACTCTATCGTATTTTTATCGATTATAGTTTCTTTCAAGATATTATTTATTATCTTCTTTTCAAATCGTTCATCCTCCTCTTTACCATATCCTCCTAACGATGCTTTTGAATATTCAAAGAATTTATCACATTCTGGTGTATCTAACACATCATATTGAGGGTTTTCGGCTATCCACGGATGCACTTGGGCTTTGTTCTTATTCGCAATTATGCGAACTGCTTTCCGTATATGGGTTTTCTTTTCATCTTCCTTCGCCCATGTATCAGAATCTTTTACATAGACCGTCTCACGTTTAAAATCAGTACAGTGAATTGGGCGGGAGTTTGGCTCCATATCGCGAATACGCTCCAATAAAATGTCGGATATTCCTCTTACATATCCTACTTCTCCTGTATTAATAAAGTCTTCTATAGTAAGTTCTATAGATTGGATAAAATCATTCAGGTTTACAGCATCTTTACAAGTCTCGTTTAAAAACACATTCAGATTAAACTTGTTGTTCATGGTATTGTTCGTATTGTTAATTGTTGTGTTTCCAGTGTTCTTCGATAACTCTATTATCGTATCTTGTTGTTCTACCATTTTCTGTTGTTGGTCTGTCATTCTCTTATGTTGGTCCATCATCATCTCCTTGAATTCTTGATTCTGTTTTAATAACTCTATTACTAATGACGAATCTACTGGGGGATGGGGCACTGTTGCTGACTCTTGTGGTTGTTCGGGGGATACACCTTTACATTTCTGTTTGTGATTCCATAAAGAAGATGCATGTTTAAACAATTTATTACAACCACATTGGTATACCTTAGAACTATTTGGAACTATTACATTCGTATTTGTTCGTATTTTGTGTTTTCGTGTTATTAAATGTCTATCATATTGACTTTTTCGCTTGGTAATATAGTTACAGTTTTTACATTCATAACTGTCTGAAATATCGGAACTAAACATCTTCGTGGTTTCGTATATTATACGAAGATAATTAGTTCTAAATACTTTACTCTATAATATACTTAATAAAAATATGCAAATAGCTTTTTTACTATTCTTTTCAAAAATACTGCATTTCAATCACAAACACCATTTTTGAAAAGTATTAAAACAAAACTATCTTGACCAAACCTATTTTGGACATTTTATAAATGTCCATTTTTTATTTTCGTAGCCATTTCTTTTTATTGTTTTTTTAGCGTAGAACTATTTAAATTAAGAATTAAGAATTAATAGTACATGAACCAAGAATCTTTGATAGCTCTATTATTGTATCTTGTTGTTCTACCATTTTCTGTTGTTGGTCTGTCATTCTCTTATGTTGGTCCATCATCATCTCCTTGAATTCTTGGTTCTGTTTCAATAATTCTATTACTAATGATGAATCTACTGTATTTGATACTACTGCTGATGGCTCTTGTGGTATCCCATCACATTTTTGTTTATGGTTCCATAATGAAGACGCGTGTCTAAACGATTTACTACATTCACATTGATATACCTTAGAATTATTTGGAACTATATTCGTATTGGTTCGTATTTTATGTTTAGTAGTAGATAGATGTCGGACATACTGACTTTCGCGTTTGGTAACATAGTTACATTTTTTACACACAAATTTACCTGAACTCATTGAACCACCTCCATTCTTAGATTCGTCCGTAGTTAAACAATCACTGTTGATGATATTTTGACGATGTTTGTTAGTCGTGTTGTGTATATCCAATAAGTTGGTGGAACCAAAATAAACATCACATACATTACAATGTGGGCGTTCACTAGGAGGTGTATATTTCATTAGTTTCGGTTTTGGTTTTGGTAATGGCTCTATACTATTCAATGTAGCTTTATAATCTTCAAAATATGATTGTTCTAGTTTTTTAGCTGCGTATAAATCGTCACAATTATGAAAAGCAATTATTTCCATACTCCAATTGTCCCATCCCATATTATCTCGTATAGTCTTGTATAATTTGCAATTGTAATTGGACGATTTATTATTTTTGCTACCTTGTTTATGTGCGTATTTCCTCTGAACGAAATTGGTAGTATGTCCTATATATAGGTCATCTATAGCTGAATCTTTACAATAAATCTTGTAAAATATAGTATTGGAATAATCAATGTCAACTTTCGGCATCTTATGTCTTATATGTAGTTATATGCGACAGTGTTTATATTATTTATATAACAATAAGATAAACAAATTAAGCGTGACCTATTATAGCACAATCCAATCGTTTACCAGCGTGTCCGGTCGTGAATGAATCAGAATGGCCTCCTTTGCCTAAGTCATCTTCATCTACGTGAACGATGATAGACCTCCCAAAAATGGAATATTTCCCATATAGGGTTATTTTGTCAGTAGATATGTGAGTGTTTACATCTCCATAATCGTTTGCTACTATGTTCCCTAAATCACCAGCGTGACTATTCTCTGTGTGTAATCCACCGTGTGTTTTGTTATATGGATTCCAGTGACCTTTACATTCCGAACAATCTTTTTTTAACAAATTCCCTTTTTCGTGAATATGAAACCCGTGTTTACCTGGAGATAAGTGTTTAACGTGTATATTTATTTTAACTGGAGATTGATTATCATCTTGATAAAATGTAACATACCCGTCTTCTAATTTACCTTGAAATACTGCTATACCTTGCATTAGATTATATTATATGTATGTATAAAATATTCAAAAATAATACATACATCGTTTATCTATTCTAATCAAAATATAGTATTCATTTATGTAATGAGTTTGAAGTCTATATCAGTAGATTTAACTCCAAAGAAAACTAAAGATGAGATAGAAGAAGAAAAACATATAAGAGAACAAGAGAAGAAAGCAAAGAAACGTCAAAAACGTGTTGTAACAAACCATAAAAAATGGGAGTTTACAGAGGAAGAATTACAATGTTCTCAACAGTTAAAATATATTATGCAAATAACAAATGAAAAAGAGAATGATACAAAACAGTATAGATGTATTAACGACAGCTTTAGACAGAAACTGAGTAGTTATCGTAGTCAAGACACAATAAAAGCCCGTTATTCCGAAGAAAATTTTACAGATATAGAGAACATTGTAGAATTATTACAAGAATCGGGCAATATATGCTATTATTGTCAAGAACCGGTCAAGGTTCTCTATGAATATGTCCGAGATCCAAAACAATGGACTCTTGAACGAATCGATAATGATATAGGTCATAATAAAGGAAATCTAATGATAGCGTGTCTAGGTTGTAATTTAGGTAGGAGAACAATGCATCAAGAAAGATATGTATTTACAAAACAACTGAGTATTGTAAAAAAAGATTAACACCAAAACTGATATATAAACATTTCTACAATAAAATGTAATGACAGATTTAAATAATAGTATTGAGAACAATCATCAAAATATATATGATAAATTAGACTATTTCTATAAAACGAACAAAATCCCACATTTGATATTTCACGGTGAATCGGGTTCTGGTAAACGTTACATAGTAGATAAGTTTATTCAGAAGATATATAATAGCGACAGACACAAAATCAAGCAAAATGTAATGATTGTAAATTGTGCACATGGTAAAGGTATAAAATTTATACGTGAGGATTTAAAGTTTTTCGCGAAAACGAATATAAGGTCAGATTCTGGTGCGTCTTTTAAATCCATAGTGCTAATTAATGCTGATTTCTTAACAATAGACGCCCAATCAGCACTAAGACGCTGTATAGAGTTATTTAGTCATACTACACGTTTTTTTATAATTGTAGAGAACAAACATAAGCTATTGAATCCTATATTATCTCGTTTTTGTGAATTGTATGTTCCTGAGTATGTGAAAGATAGAAAGATAGAAAATTTACATCAACATTTCATTAAAGAACATACAACCCCAATATCTAATACGGATGGATGGATAGATGAAAATTTAAAAAAGGTAGATGTAAGTAATCATATGAACGTAATGAAATTTGCGGATGATTTTTATCAAGAAGGTCTATCGTGTTATGACTTTATAGAATGGGTGAAATATACAGATACAATAACTGATAAGAAAAAGAACGAATTAACCGTGTGTTTTAATAATATTAAATCAGAGTTTAGGAATGAAAAATTGTTACTGGTATACTTATTAGATTATTTGTATTTACGTTTAAACCCCACCTTAAAAAGTGTATTCACAATATAATTAGATGGACGATTTTGTTTTATCCAACTTACAGGAATCCCGAAATGAATGGTGTAGTCGTTTAGTTAGTATTTTTACCCCTCTAATTTTAGGGGGTGTGAAATCTCTATTCAACGAATCGTGGAAGTTATGTATTGATAACGATGAACCAAACAAATATTTGATGACATTTCAGAACTTACTCTCAAGAATTCCCAAATGGAATAATGAAATAATAGAAGATGAACGAAAACGCATAATTGAACGTAGTGGCTGTAATTATTTAGAAGATTTGATAACTTGTGTCCATATTATTCAATTAAAAGTTCTTACGTGTATTCGTGTAGGAAATAAACAGAAGAAGATAGATATATCAATTCCGAAGTTAGATAGTTTTATTCACAAGGTATATATCAATGTGGCCCGTAAGGTATATTCAAACGTATATTTGTTTGATAAAAACATAAGTCCATTACAGCTTCAAAAGAACAATCGTGAGCTTGAGAACATAATCCAAGAATGTGTTCTCATTTCGATTCGTGAAAGTATTCCAACCGAAGCCATTATCCGTGCGTATATGGACGAAAGTGTAGAGCATGAAGAAGAAGTAATAATTGAAGATGTGAATGAAGAAGAAGAAGCGACTGAAGATATTCTTGTTCCCGAGAAACAACAAGAAGCAATAATGGATATTGACGAAACCGTTCCCGAGGTTGTGCCTGCGATTCAAAATGTAGATAATGAAGCGGTAGTAACAAAGTTATCGTTTAACGATATGGATGCGGTGTTAGACGAGTCTGATAATGTGAGAACAATAGAAGCCCCTAAGTCATTAGAACGACTTGAAGAAATTAGCACGGAAAGAGCTTTCCAGCGACAATTAGACGAAGAATCCGACGATGAACGCATCCAAATCTCAACCGAGCAAGTCGACTTACGAGACTTTGATGAACTCGGTTCTACTCATTCAATTCAGAATAATGATGACAGTATAATTTTAGATGGTATCGAAGAATTAATATAATTTAGGCATATTCGTCTGGTTACAAATAAAAAAATGAGAAAAAACTATATTAGTAATGGAAAAAGCCTTTATACTATCTTTATTTATAACCGGAGTCTTCTTTGTATCAAAGTTGATTGATATGAAATATATCAGTAAGGAATGGAAACCAATCAAAACTATTATTCGCGAATCCCTTTTTGTACTAGTCTCAAGTATTATATCAGTAGTTACATTTTTTCTAACCAATGGTAAGATGAGCGATTTTTTTAATATTTTGACAGAAAATAAGACGTTAAAACCGTCTGCGACAGAGGTATTTACTGGTGAGCCCGGTTTCTAAAAACACTATAACTAAAATTGATTAATTATAATGTAAAGATATGAGTAGATATACTATAATAATGAGTGTAGCTCAATATATAAAACTGTTTAAACGGGATGGTATAACGACTTTAGACGATTTATCGGAAGAAAAGTATGTTACATTAATAAAAAAAACGAATAATGCGTATTATAATAATACGCCATTGATGACAGATAATGAGTTTGATATTGTAAAGGAGTATTTTGAAAAAAAATATCCAAACAATGCGGTGTTAAAAAATATTGGTGCTCCAATAACGAAAAATAAAGTAACTTTACCATATAACATGCCTTCAATGGATAAAATAAAGCCAGATACAGATGCGCTAGACAAATGGATGAAAACGTATACGGGAAATTATGTATTGTCGTGTAAATTAGATGGGGTTAGTGGAATGTATACAACTGAAAATAACACCCAAAAGTTATATACACGTGGAGATGGAACCGTAGGTCAAGACATAACTCATATACTTCCATTGTTAAATTTACCCAAACAAGAAAATATAGTAGTTCGTGGTGAATTTATAATATCAAAAACGAACTTCGAAAAAAAATATAAAACCAAATTTGCGAATTCAAGAAATCTAGTATCGGGTATAATAAATAGTAAAACATTTGATAACAAAATCAATGATATGGATTTTGTAGCATATGAAGTAATAAAACCAGTATTGCAACCAATAGAACAAATGAAATTATTAGAGAAATGTGGGTTTAATACTGTTCGAAATTTACAGATGTCTTCATTAACCAATGAACTATTATCACAATTATTAATTGATTGGCGAAAAAATTACGAATATGAGATTGACGGTATCATTGTATCCAATAATAAAAAATATGAGCGTCGAGAAAAAAATCCCGAACATTCATTTGCATTTAAAATGGTAATCTCAGATCAAGTTGCGGAAGCCAAGGTAGTGGATGTGATATGGAGTGCGAGTAAAAGTGGATATTTAAAACCACGTGTGCGAATAGAACCAATAAAGATAGGTGGTGTAAAAATCGAATATGCTACTGGATTTAACGGAAAATTCATAGAAAGTAATAAAATAGGTGTTGGTGCGATAATACAAATTATAAGAAGTGGTGATGTAATCCCGTATATAAAATCAGTGACAGAAGTAGCAGAAGTAGCAAAAATGCCAAATGTGCCTTATCATTGGAACGAAACAAATGTAGATATAATATTGGATAATATAGAAGAAGACGTGACTGTAAAAGAAAAGAATATAACAAGCTTCTTTGTAGGTATAAAAGTAGAAGGATTATCGTCGGGGAATGTAAAAAGGTTAATGAATAGTGGTTATGATTCAATTCTAAAAATAATACATATGAAAAAAGAGGATTATGAAGGGATAGAGGGGTTCCAATCAAGGATGATAAACAAAATATACAATGGAATCAAAGATAGATTGAATGAATCGTCATTGGTAGAAATCGTAGCTGCATCAAATATATTAGGAAGAGGAATTGGAAAACGAAAATTAGAGCCAATTTTCGAAATGTATCCTAATTTATTTACACTGTTGATTTCAAATGAAGAATTAAAAATAATGCTGCTGTCTGTTAATGGGATTGGTGAAGAAAATTCGAAAAGTATAGTAGAAAATATGAATAAAATGAAGACATTTTTAGTAGATGCGAACTTATTAGGTAAGTTATGCAATACGTCCAAACAAATCGCAGATAAAGCAAAATCAATAACGCATAAAGACCACATATTAACTGGAAAAACTGTAGTAATGACAAAAGTCAGAGACGCCACCATAATATCCGCATTAGAAAAATATGGTGGTAAATTAGAGAATAATATAACAAGAAATACATTTGCGTTAATCACAAAAAGTCACGACGATGTTTCATCTAAAACAAAAAAGGCAAATGAATTAGGTATCCAAATAATGACCCCTGATGAATTTTCTGAAAAATACATATAATTATCTTTTCATTTTATGTTGTCTTGGTGGTATGATATATACCTCATTATCATTCGAAAACCGAACCGATTTTTTGTTAATATTAAATTTCTTTATAGTAGGGAAGGTTGGTGCGAACAATGTACACACAGATGGAGATAATTGTTTGATACAATACATAGTTTTAGTTACACTATACCCATACAAAATAACATACATATATATTTGTATAGTATTTTGTGAATTACACATATTTTGGAAGACGATTAATGTCAATTAAAGGTTCGTCTGTGTGTTGGTTTTCACTTATAAATTGATTGAAAAATGGGAACTGTAATTGTTCTTGCGGGGTATGCTTATGGACTGTACGAGCAATCATTTTATATAATTTAAAATCTGGGTAACGTTCATCGCCATTTTTTTTGTATAATACATTCTTATCATTGTCGTCTAAACACCATCTATATATTGTTTTTTGTAATTCGTCGTAATCGGTATAATCTAAGTGTTCTGGAATAATAAAATCATAAATAGAACACCCAAGTCTGCATAAATCAAAGCTCATATTGGGTTCTAGTCTAGGTTTTTTACTATTAAAGAAAGGTTCACAATTATATTGAGTATCCGCATCTCCACCTGGTCCAAAACTATCCGAACAGTATGTTGTCCCATTAAAACGATATATACTACGTCCAAAATCAATAATTTTATATATTCTACCGTAAGTAGGTACTTTGTATACAATGTTCTCATATTTGTAAAACAAAAATGGTATATCAGTTTCAATATACATAATATTATTAGTATGCAGGTCATTATGTGTAAATGAAAAAAGTTTCTGGTAGATAATAAGAGTCATAATTATTTGAAAAAGTGCGCTAGATGTATTGTCTAATGTAGCATTACCTGAATTAAATAGGTCGTCGAATGTGCCGTCACATTTTTCAAGACAAATCATTTGAACCGGATAATTTTTAATATATGCGTATTGTTCTTCCTCTGGACTACACGTGTTATCAGAGTCATCTGAAGTATCAGTATCAGTTTCCCATTCGTTCTCATTATTTTCATCAGTGTCGGTGGTATATGCGATGGAACTATCGTCATCACTAGATTGACTATTGTCATCACTAGATTGATTATTTCCACTGATGTCAATCGCACTGTCGTAAATAATACAATCCTCAATGGAATCGTTGGTAATATCGGATACATCAACTATACATTCGGTGAAAGAAACAGCTGTAATATTATGATTTGTTTTAGAGATACATAACTTAGGTCGTTTTTTCCTGGATTCGTCATCGTGATACTGGTCTACATTTATATTTTCAAGAGTAAAAAGAGTATTCATATTGTCATTAAAAAATGATGATGAAGATAAATAATCAAGGTCATCTGACACATCGTATTTATAACAATTTTGGATTCCTATGAAAGAACCGTAAAAATCTAAGCAATTTAAGACGTTATGTGTTTGTAGGGTCATACTACTCAGATAACAGAAAAATGAATCGACATACGAACAGTTATTTGTTGAACTGATTTTAGAAATAACATTATCTGAAGAATCTTTTAAAATACAAGTAGGGTAAGGCAAATTATGAATATATTCTTTATCATTTTCATACTTTCCTACCATATAATGTAAGGGGTCTAACAATGGAGAATATTTAAAGAATACATCTTGATTATACTCAATATTTGACATATCAACAACCAATTGAGTATTGATAAAATGTTTATAATGATTGAGTTGGATTGTATTATAGTTCTTACTAGAAAGAGTAAATAGTGTATCATAAATCGGATTATATTTCTGTATTTTATTTATTTGAAACGGGTTGTAGTTATGTTCGATATCACTCTGAGATTGTATACAATTTTGTTCTAAAGATGATAAGTTAATAGAGTTACTTTTATAATATCCAATGGAAAATTTATTATCACACATATTTTTTGTATTCATATACAAGATTTACTATAACTATTTAATACATTTTTATACATAAATACAAACTAATACGATAATTTCATAACACCAATCACAATCTCGTTTGAATTACTTTAGAATAATATAATATTAAAGTATTGTAACAGTAATAATGAGTTTAGAATTGAGAAAATTTAATATGCGTGAAATAACATTTAAACCTGATGAGAATAAAGGGCCAGTAATTGTTATGATAGGAAGACGTGATACAGGTAAATCGTTTTTAGTAAGGGATTTGTTATTTTATCACCAAGATATTCCTGTCGGAACTGTAATGTCAGGAACAGAAGCTGGAAATGGATTTTATGCTGCTCATGTTCCTAAGTTATTCATTCATGAAGAATATAATACGGTTCTTATAGAAAATATATTGAGACGTCAAAAAACGGTATTAAAACAAGTAAACAAAGAAATAGAACTACATAAAAAGAGCAAAATCGATCCGAGATGTTTTGTAATTCTAGATGATTGTTTATACGATCAATCGTGGACTCGAGATAAAATGATGAGATTATTATTTATGAATGGTCGTCATTGGAAGATAATGCTAATAATTACAATGCAGTATCCATTAGGTATTCCCCCCAATCTAAGAACAAATATAGACTATGTATTTATATTACGTGAGCCATACTTGACAAATCGTAAGAGAATATGGGAAAATTATGCAAGTATGTTTCCAACATTAGAATCATTTTGTAGCGTAATGGACCAAACCACTGAAAATTTTGAATGCTTAGTTATTAATAATAATGCGAAATCCAATAAATTAAACGACCAAGTGTTTTGGTATAAAGCAGCAGATCATCCTCCATTTCGATTAGGTGCAAATGAATTCTGGGAAATGTCAAAGAAATTGGGGTCTGATGATGAAGATGAAGCATATGACCCAAGTAAATCTAAAAAGAAAGGAAGTAATATAAATGTAAAAAAAACCAAATGGTAAATAGTGTATTATGTTAGAATATGTAATACACTATTAGTAGCGATATAAGTTATGGGTCATATAGGTCTTCATTGACCTCAATCTCATCATCCGAATCAAAATATTCATCTGTATCATATAAATTGTCTGGATGAACATCAGTTACGTGAATGAGTTCATCTAATTGATTATAAAACTCAGGATCAAATACAAACGATTGGTTATTACTGTCATCCGTAATTTGTTCGTCTTCCGATGAATCGTCGTCTATGATTATATGATTTGTATCAGGTTTTACATATAATACTGGTTCGGTTTTACCATTGAGAGTAATAAAGGATATATATTTTTTCTTATTTCTAATTACAAATATTTTTCTACCAATCGTAGGGCATTTTTCAATAATATTATTCATTTTTGTCTTCATTATTTTATAGTTAGATGCGCGTTTACTGATATCAAAATTATATTTAAAATGAAGGAAGTTAGTTACTACTGATTTAAATGTATCAATTATAATACTATTAGGAAATCCCTCGTCTATGTATATTTGTGAATACTCTTCAATCATGTCGTAAATGCTTTCAATAATTTCGTCTTCATCTTCGTTATTAACGAATTGATTAATGTATATATCACGTATTATAAGTTTGTTTGTTTCTCCAAATCGTGCGAGATTGAATTCACATAAAAAAAACTGGTATATAACGTTCGGAACAATTGTTAGTTGATTTTTCATAGCGAAATATATATTATATAAGTTACTTGTAGAGAATGGAACCCCATTGTATGAATTTTTGGGTGGAATTGGTTCAGAATAAAACATTGGAGAATTACAAACTGCTGCAATAATAATCCGAGAAAGATCTTGTAATGTGAAAAAGTAACAACAATTGTTTTCATATAGACGAAACATATTTGTTTGTGAAGGTTTGATAGGTGTTAAAAATAAATCGTCTGTAACCTTTACTTTTGAGTATCTAGATTTAATATGTTTGGCAAAATTATTAAACGCCCAATATGTTTTTTGGATCTTACAAAAGAAGTCAATATACAAGTTGCGATTTTCATCTGAAAAAAAGAAATTATCAATATATGTTTTTTGTAGTTCTTGGAATTTGGTTTCATTTGAGAATAAAAACACACATTTTACGAAATCTATATGCAGGTTGGTTCCCATTGTATGTTTATTGAATATATGTTTTATATACAGTTGGTGTTCGCGAGATTCATAGTTATTAACATTAATATCAGTATCGTATTTTACATCACGTATAAATTGTTTGTGAGCTATATATGTAAATGTTTTCATGTCGTCTATTAAATATAATAATAAATATTTATATCTTTTCCATAAAATATAAACTTGGTGGGTAATTGAATAAAATATACAATTTACACTTTATTCAATCTATATGATAATAACTTACTCCTTTTTCTCATCATCATCCACAATAGCTAGTTCATCTTTCAAGTTAGTAGATTCTGAGCTAGCAGCATCACGAGATTCAAAGTCGACATTCTCAGTAACTCCATTTAGGTTACCCTCCTCATCAATTGTCTGGGTAAGAACATTACCGTGTGCCTTAGCCTTTTCAATATTGTCCATAATAGCCTTCTTCTTGGTATCACGAACGCGGTCTTCAAACTCCTTCTTTGCGAGTTCTTCATTTTTCATTTTCTCTGAGTGTAGTGCGTTTAGCTCATCTTCCATATGCTCTACACGTCCGGTCTTGTATGCGTCTGGGTCCCAAGGAATCCAAACACCAACTGGGCCAACATAAATATCGTGATTAGGATCGCTTTCGCGTAGCTTTTTGCACTTTTCCTCTGCTTCGTCCTGGTTTCCAAAAACACCACGTATCTTAAGACCACGAACTGACGTCTGGAAAGCGTGTTCGCGATTGAATTGTTCGTTTAGCTTATCCTCCTGCTTATCCAAGAAGTTCTTGTAATCATCTTCAATACCACTCTTCTTCAATTTATCCGATTCCTCTTTAACGAAATCATTAAAATCACCGATTAGTGTCTCTACGTTAATGTTATGTTTGTATGAGATAAAATGGATGAATTCAAAATATCTTTCCATAGATTTAGAAAATTCCCAGGTCTTCATAAACTGATTGAATAGATACACTTCTCGTTTTTGTAGGATTTTCTCGGGTGATACGAATGACATACACGCGAACTTTTGTCCGGCAATAGATTGGTCTTCATCACATAGGTCGACATATTTAGCATTTAGTGACCCATCGGTATTCATTTTTTTCTCGTATCCAGACATTTTAGGAATATACAGAGTATATGTGTCATTATTTAAGTGATTTCTAGTATTATTATATAAATTATTATTTTTTTTTGTTAGGGTATAATATAAACGAAATGTTTGATTTGAACGAGTTAGTAAAACGTGCTATTAAGTACTTGATTGAGGGTTTAGTTGTGGCTCTTGCTGCTTTCGCTATCCCTAAGAAGCAATTGAATGTTGAGGAGATTATTATTATTGCCTTAACTGCTGCTGCCACATTTAGCATCCTTGATGTATTTATCCCTGCTATGGGATCTTCTGCCCGCGGTGGTGCTGGTTTCGGTATTGGTGCTAACCTGGTTGGTGGTCTTAAAATGGTTGCATAAATAAACATAAATTTTATTGAAAATGATATAGTTCAATAAAATAATAGTATGGAAACAGAGTATAAAAACAAGTATAATATATACTGTAATGGATGCACCCGCAACACAAGAATTACAGAATGAAATAACCGCATTACAACAACAAGTAACTACATTAAAAACACGTCTTGCAAAATATACAAACAATGATAGACATAAACGGTATTATGAAAATAATAAGGATAAGGTTAAGCAAAACGCAAAGCTATATATAGAGAGATTAAAAGAAGAAAATCCAGAAAAACTAAAAGAGTATCGTAAGCAAGCGTATATGAATAGAAAACAAAAAGAATCATAAATGATTAAGCATCGTAATATGGGTTATCGTGTATTTTCATTCCACAATATTGTTGTGGTTCTTTTTTGTAATCAACGGGATTGTGTATGCCTGCTTCCTTGGCACATTCAAGTAAAAATTTAAAATTACTCCAAAACTCGCTTTTATGTCCGATTGATTTTGTCATTACATGTGACAGCTCGTGAATAGCAACAAATGTTAATGTGCTCTCGTCAATTAAGTGGTCGTTATCTTGTTTCTCTTTATTTAAACAGAACGCAACTTTTTCTCCTTTGTTTTCGCTGTATGCGGTATAACTACTAGTAGGGAGTGTTTCCATAATTTTTTTTGGATTGAAATTCTGGTGTAATCTTTTAACATTTTCCTTGTCAGGGTATTTATCATTTGTATATGTAACCAAAGCTTGACATTTACCCGATATTTTTGCCAATAAATCAGCTGCTTTTTCTATATTCTCTCTTTCACGAACACAATATTTATTACCATCCACCGTCGATACAATACACGTTAATTGGAAACTTTCGTAATTCTCACGATACACATAATAACTTGTGCTTAATATAAACCCAATAATAAAATACCCTAAAATGTCTTCGCTTCGCATTATACATTCTTGTGATAAAAATACACTTACATTGAAAAATATTATATAACAACTATTGTAATATAATATCCTGAAACACACTTAAGCACGTCCACCAATCTCCATAGGCTGACGGGTAGAATCACCGTCAATAGTGCTCTGGTTCCATGGACCAATATCGGACTTTGCGATAACAGGGTCGGAACGAAGCTGAAGATTTGCGTTTCTCATGGATTGACCGACAGTATCAAGACCAATGTGGTAACCAGCATCAAGAAGGTCAGGCATCTTTACACCCTCATCATCAACATTTGTAGGGTTTAATTTATTCCACTCACTATTCTTATCGGTAGGTAATAGGTCAGTAGGATTAGCTACAGGTTGAAGAGCATATCCAGCCTCAGTCTTACCATTGGAAGGGGTAGGCTCATTTGTAGCAGTAGGCTCAGTAGTCTCTTCCATCTCATTCTCTTGGGTACCGTCCTCCATCATGTCACGCACCATCTTCATTTGTCCGTTATATGACATTAATCCCCAGATTGCGATTATAGATATGATTAATACTAACAACATCTTAGGTGAAAAAAACTTAGCAAGTCCACGTTGAATATCCTTAAACATTTTGTTTATATAAACGACTGATAAAAAATATTCCCGACATATTGTTAAAAACGCTAAAATATAATGATTATTCATAATCCTTTTCACTATTTATACTTTCATCATCGATTTCTAAATCACTTGTATCACTATCAATATCATTCAACATATATGTATTTTTAATATTCTTTGCCTCTAAATAAGAAGATAATGCCAATTCTTTTGCCATTTTCGCTTTTTGTCTGGCATCTCGGTACATTTGATAATACACTTCATTTGGTTCTTTTAACGTTAATTTATCGTCAGTTGGTAACTCTTCTAAAGTAAATACAACTTCTTCCATTGAATCCTCAAAATTACTTATATTTACATTATTGTTAAATGTGTTATCAATATCATCTGTTTCTGTATTTTCATCAATATTAGAATTGTCTGTTTCTGTATTTTCATCAATATTAGAATTGTCGATTTCTGTGAATTTCCCTAAATTATTTGTGTTGTTATCAGATTCGGGTAATAACATATCGGGTTGTTCTATCTTAGATGAAATATCATCAATAACATCATTTCTAATGTCATCTGTAATAAAATCGTTAGTATTTACCGTCACATTATCAAGTTGAGTAGTAATATTCTCTAAATCAACCTGATTTTCGGTAGAATGTTGTGTATTGGGTTTTGTTTGTATAACGCATTTATCAAAAAGTTGAAATTCTTCAGGTCTAGGTAATAATGCCTGTTTCATTTCAAGTTCTATTTGAAAACTTCTTGCTGAACACTTAATGCCTTGAACTTCAATCACATTCATTAATTTGGTGTTCTCGGTGATTGTTGTAAAGTCTACAATATTCTCATCCTCGTCGTATATTTTTATAGATGGTTTTTCTAACGCAGTGGGAACGTTAGTTCTTACCAAATAGAATTTCCCGGATTTATAAATCTTTAATGGTGATGTAAAATAATTTTCAATATCCGCCTTTTCCATGTTACCATCAAACCACGTGTCGCGATGATTATATATATATTGAATACAGTATTCTTCTAGCCTTTCAAACCAATGAATAATATATTCATCTTCATTTGTAAAAAGCAAATCAGTGTAATATTTTCTACCATTCTTTATAAACCCATTTCTGGTGCTGCACGTTGGTGGTTGTATGTATAATGGAATATTACCTTTCTTAAACCGAATAAAGTAGTTACCGCCAGAAATAAGAGTTGGTTTTGACAACACTAGCTTCTCAAAGTCAAAATCACGCAATTTTTCATTCGTATCGTAAATTTGTTCCATAATACTTTGTATGTGTAATTCTCTTTATTATAATTTAATCATTAATCATTAGTTTTTCGTTTAAATTAATAGTATTGTTTCTTTGAAGTTTGTATTACGAAATGTATGAAAAGTTTGCGAGATAGTTGTATAGAATTTTTCCAAGACGAGAATATAAAACGCGATTTACGAGAAATAGCCAAACCGATACTTAATACAATATACGATGAGTTGAATATATATGTTTGGATAATATTTGTTTATAATATTTTTTTGGTTTTTATCATTTTAGCAAATTCATTTTTATTGCTCCGGTTGTTAAGATATTCAAATAAGGTGTCATAC